GTTCTTAAGGGTCGTAAAATACTTATTCTTGGCTATAAGAATTTGAGACGTGGTTCTTCTTTCCTTGAAAAGGACTTTGTTAACGTCAATCATCGTATGGATATGCTTCGTAATGTTTGGCTTACACAGCTTAAAAATGAATGTAAGGTTGTTTCTTTCGATTGTCTCGCTATCGAACAGCTCGATCCTAAGAAAAATCTTAACATTTCTCAGGAAGCATGGGATACGTTGTTCCAGGGTGCAGATACTGACGTTAAGGACAAGGATGGTAATATCACATGCGCAACGATGTTTATAGATTGTGTTGAAATGACAATTGCTCGTATGTCTACTGCAGCACTTGATAAGCGCTATAGCTTCAATGGTGATGAAGATATTAGCGATCTTCTTAAAATTTCTACACAAGGATGGTAATAAAAATGAAAACTATTCGTACTTCAGTTTTTGAAACAAATTCTTCGTCTATGCACTCTATTTCGTTTGCAAATGACGATCCTAAAGTAACAGTTGACAAAATCTACGTGAGTGCAAATGGTGAATATGGTTGGGATATTCATGACTTTACAGCACCTGATGAAAAGCTCGATTATGCTACTGTTGCATTCATGCATATTGCGCGTAGTGCAGTAAAGAGCGAACTTGAAGAAGACTTCATTGATTATATTGACGAAAAACTTCAAAATGTTGTTGATTGCTTTGCAAAGCATGGTGTAATCGTTGAATTCGCTGAAGATATGTACAAAGTGACTAGCAAGCGTTATGACACTGCTTTTTATATACAAGTTGCAATTAGTGGTTATATTGACCATCAGTCTGCACCTTATGAAGATCGTGATAGTGCTCAGGTTGCAAGATGGTTCGCTGAAGATCCAGAAGAATTGTTCAAGTTTGTATTTAACAGCTCGTATATTCATACGGATAATGACAACCACTAAGGAGTAACACAATGACAGATGAAGAAGTGAAAAAATTTCCTTGGTCAGCTCTAGAAAACTATTCGGACAAACTAACGCCCGAACAGTTCGACTACTGCGTGCGTGAAGAACCGTCTTATACACTTAAATACCTTGCAGACAAACTAACACCCGAACAGCTCGATTTTTGTGTACGTAGATCACCATCTTACGCTCTTGCATACTGTTCTGACAAGCTATCTGCTGAGCAGTTCGACTATTGCGTGCGTGCGTGGCCGAGCGATGCTCTAGCATACTGTGCGGACAAGCTATCTGAAGAACAATACGATTATTGCAAGGAGAAAACAAGATGATATATCTGAATTATCCTGAATGCAGAGCAAAAGAAGTAGATAGCGGTACACCACGAACTGTACACACTTGCGGGTCGAGCGACTATGTCAAGCTAGATGGAACTTTTGAAAAGGGCTTTGATCGTGTTTATGTGCCAAGAATTACTAACGCTAACGAAAAAGAGCGCTCAAAATGGATGGATGAGCGAACGGCGAAAGGGTATTCTTTCTGTTTTTTAAAAAACGAAAAGCGCGAGAATGTTGGTATTTTTTGTGTTGAGACGAAAGAGGAATTTAATTATGTCTTCGAAGGCGCCAAAAACACCAAAGAACAAGTTCAAGCTGATTCACGCAAAAAGGAGGAGAACATGGCGAATTGGGGCATTGCAAGTACAGCACCAGAAATCGAAAAGATAAAAGCTGAACTGACTGATTATTTACATGAGCTGAATAGTTGCGCTGAAATTGATTATTCAACTTACAGCCAGTTGTTTGATTTTTCATTGCTTTTGATTCAAAAGGCTTACGAGTTGGGAAAGAAAGAAGCCCAACAAGTGATTCAACCTGACTAACGCAGGTTAATGTAATGCTAGGCTAGCACAAAGAACTTAATCCGCGAGTGCGGAGTAATACTAAACAACAAACAAAATGAATAACAAAATGGATAAAAAAATGGATACAAATAATTTTACAGCCGACTTCGGAACCGCCATTAGGTGGCTCAAAGAAGGAAAGAAAGTAGCCCGAAAGGGTTGGAATGGGAAGAATATGTGGCTTGTATATATGCCGCCTTTCCGAGTAGAAGAACCAAACGAGCGCACACAAGCCCACGGAATTAAAGAGGCGTTTGATTGCGGTGGATACATTGTGATGTGGACGGCTCAAGGCGTGTGGCAACCTGGATGGCTTGCAAGTCAGCCAGATATGTTATCGGACGATTGGGGTATTGTAGCGTAATTCAGTGTAGTCTAACAACCGTTATGTTTTATAGCCTTTGTTAGCAACTGGCACGGATTAAAAGTAGAAATTTAGAACCTGGTGGTGTCAAGGCGAACCACATAAATATATGACCAATACACAAAAATTTGCACAGCAGGAATTAGATATTCTTGCAGCAACAGTACCCGATGCGATTGTAACTCCTTTCGCAAAAGAAATCCTTGCTTTATGTGAGGCATTTGGAAACTCAGGACAAAGTGGTGGTTCTGCACCTTACACTGCTTCTGCAATTTCACAAGCAGTTAAAAATTGTTACTACACGAACCTATTTGTGATGTAACAGGACACGAAAACGAATGGGTTGATGTGAGCGAAATGGGAGGTGGTTCACTTATGTACCAAAACAGTAGATGTAGTGCGTTATTTAAAGACGGAATTGAAAGTAAAGCATATTATTTAAATGCTATTGTTTGGAAAGGTGTAGAGGATTACGATACATTTACTGGTAGCGTCTACATTGATGATAAAGATTTTGAATTGATTGGAAGTAGCCAATTTGTGAAGTTTCCATTTAAACCTAAAACATTTTACATTGATGTAGTTCGTGTTCCAATTTCAAAAGAAGAAGCGGAAAAACGAAACCTACATTATACTGAAGATGGATTCAATGAATGTTATTATACTATTTTGAAAGACCCAAAACAACTAAATAGGGTTTTTAAATACTATGATAAAAAGTAAATTAAAAGCACTGCACTATCGGATTAGCAGTTCGGTGGTGCTTGTTACTAACGGAACGGGTATATGTGCTGTACGCCTGTCCAAAACATTAATCAAAGTACGGCACTTCATTGTTAACAACTAAATATAAATGAAATGAAAATCTTTTTTGACACAGAATTTACGGGTTTACATCAATGTACTACATTGATTAGTATTGGAATGATTACCGAAGATGGTAGAGAACTATATTACGAATTAAACGACTATGACAAAACCCAAATTGACGATTGGCTAAAGAATAAAGTGATAGCAAATTTACACAACACAAATCCGATAAATACCGAGCAATTACGAAAAGCTATTGAGGGATTTATTGAGCCTTACGACACTGTTGAAATTTGGAGCGACTGCCTATCTTATGACTGGGTTCTGTTTAATCAAATTTGGGGACATGCTTTTAATATACCACATAAAATATACTACATACCGTTTGACCTTTGCACTTTGTTTAAAGTAAAAGGAATTGACCCTGATATCAGCCGAGAAGAGTACGCAGGAATGACCAAAGGGAGTCAAAAGCACAATGCTTTATGGGATGCGAAAGTAATACGAGAATGCTATTTAAAAGCGACTAGGTAGTGCTTGTTACTAACGTTTTGCAGCTATGCGAAGGTAGGGTTTAATATGAATAAGTCAATAGAGATAAAACATTTTAGTTTAATAGATTATAACATTCTATTAAAGGTTGTTGCTGAATACATAAAGCAATGCCAAATCAGTAGAGATAAGTTTGAATATGAAAAAGATATGTTTGACTTGACGGATACCCTATATGCTTTGCAATGTCATAAAAACGCTGTGAACATTGAAATAGAGAACCATTGGAAGTCTTTTTGAGTAAAAGTCAGAGAAACTAAGACAAAGTATAAATTTGAAATATGGTACGCGTCTTAGCATTGGTTATAAAGGTTTCGCAGCTAAACGAGGTGCTGATTATACCTCGAAACTTAATTTGAAAAACAGAATTATGAATACAGAAAAAACTTCATTAGAAAACGAAAGACAGTCATCTTGTTTAAGTGATGTTATAAGCCATTTTAATTCAGATACGTTTATTGATAATGTGTGTTTGAGTTATAGACACGACTTTGGATTAATTGCAGAACAAGACAGGCAAAGACTAAGGTTTGAATGTAAAGAATGGATGAGAGCAATAAGCAATAATTGGGAGTATTTCAAAAAGGCAACTACGATGAAGTCAGAAGCCACTTAGTCTTTAGCTCATGGGTAGTTCACTAACACGATGTTTACAAAGACATCGTGTTTTTATAAAAAGTGCCAAGAAAAATCAACTATCTTCGGTAGTTGATATGAATTGGTGCAAAAGATACAAAATTTAAAAGTAAACTTATATAAATAATAATGAAAATAGTTGAAATGTACGAGATTTCAATAATAGTTAGATTTTGCTAGTAATAGCATATTTGTCCTATTGATACTCGTACTATCAATAGGATTTTTTATTATGAAGAAAGGATTGGCGTTAAGAATATATCCAAACAAACATCAACAAAAGTTGATTAAAACAACTTTTGGTGCTACTAGGTTTGTTCATAACAAAATCCTTGCTATTAAGAAAGAGCTATGGGCAGATTATAGATTATCATTCACACCTAAACTAAAATCATTTAAAGAAGAATGGAAGTTCTTGTCTAAAGTTCCTTCACAGGCTTTGGCAAATGCCTATATGGATAGTCTAAAATCCTTTGATAATTTCTTTAAGTCTTTAAAAGGACAATCTAAAGCAAAACAAAATTATCCTAAATTCAAGAAGAAGGGTAAATCTAAAGATACTTTTAGAATCGCTTGTACTTATGCTAAGAAAAATATAGGTGATATACGAATAATTGATAGAAATCATATTAAAATACCTAAGTTAGGAATTATTCAATTTGCTAACTATAATGATTTAGATTGGAATGATGTACACATCTATAATATAACTATTAAGCAAAGTTCATGTGGTAACTATTATGCTTCATTATGCTGTGAATTACTTGAACCAGAATATAAGGAACCAAAATACTATGCTACAGCATTTGATTTAGGATTAAAAGACTTTGCAATATTTGATGGTGGTGATGTTATAGAAAATCCTAGATATTTTAGAAAATCACAAAATAAGTTAGCAAAAGAACAAAGACTATTTTCTAAAATGATAAAAGGAAGTAAAAATTATAATGAAAAGAAATTAAAAGTTGCAAAAATTCATGAAAAGATAAAAAATCAAAGAAAAGACTTTCAACATAAGATATCAACACGAATAGTGAACGAAAACCAAGTCATTATAAGTGAAGATTTGAATGTTAAAGGTATGTTAAAAAATCACAAGTTATCAAAATCTATTCAAGATGCTTCTTTTGGAAGTTTCTGTAATATGATTAAATATAAATCGGAACAAAAGAAAAGAATATATTTAAAAATAGATAGATTTTTTCCTTCATCTAAGATATGTCACTGTTGTAGAAATAAGTATAAAGAATTAAAATTGTCTGAAAGATTTTGGACATGTGAAAATTGCGGAACTTATCTTGACAGAGACGAAAATGCAGCTTTAAACATTCTTAAAGAAGGTTTAAGAATTTTAAATAAAAAGTACCCTGACGGAACCGGGGAATCTGATACAAATGTATCTAAGCCCATTGATACTGGTTACAATAGTAACCTTGAGTGGGAAAATCAACTGACAGTTGGAAAATCAACCGTCTTTAGCAGTTGATTCGTTCATTATATTTCACACAAACTTAAGGAACAATATGGCAAAATTAGTTTTACTTACTGGTTTAATCGGTAGTGGAAAAATCTACTCTTGTAAATATAAATACATAAACATTTGGAAATACAAAAAATGAAAAAGATGTTAGGCGTCATTTTATTACTAATCACATTTGCAATAGGCGCAGATGTAAAACCGTTCATTTATGATAACATTGCTGCTGATTCTGCAACTCAGCAAAAGCAATATGAGTACATGTTGCAATATAAACTTTATGGGCGCGATTACATGGACATTGGTATACGTGTGCGCATACCTGATAAGTCTGGTTGGAACGGCTCTTCTGGCAATATTACTTCCAAAGAACAACTTGTTCTTGGTGGTCCAGTATTGACAGATAGTACAATTTCGTTAGGTAACGAATGTAAGCTTACAACTGGTCCAATTCGTGCAAATACTTTTACTTCTACGAATGATAATGGAAATGCTTTATTCGCTGGAAATATCTGCTTAGTAAATCCTGTAGATGCTAATTCTGAAACAATGAAAGGTATTACAAGAGCTGGTGGTAAGTTTAGCTGTGATACAGTTCCATTTGCACCTACTGGTTTGTCAATGCCAACTATTACTTTCCCAGATACTACTAATTTAGACATTACTGTAGCAGATCGTGGTAAAGTATTCATTGATATTCCTGATGTTCCTAGCTATGATTTGTATGTAAATTCAATTAGAACAGGTACAGAAGATACTTTGTTCTTCAGACTGTCTAATCGTGGAACCTTAACAAGAGTATTTGTAAAAGAAGACATCTCATTAGGAAACCACACAGTTATTCAAACTTTCTATAATGATTCTGCTGTTGCACAAGATAAGTATCGTGGTAACTTACTTTTCTACACAACAAAAGACATCAATATCGTAAATTCTGATAACACTGAAATGCAAGGTACTTACATTTCTACACAGAAGATTTATCTTGCTTGCAATATTAACTTTGCTGGTCAATTACTTGCTAATCAGTTACAAATTGGTAATGATTTCAAGGGTGAAAATTTCCACTTTGTTAAATTTGACCCTGATACAATTGATGTAAAACTTGATAAGTATGGTGGTTTAAGAGAAAATGATTCTACTGTTGTTATTCCTGTTGAACTTAGCGACACTGCATCTGTGGCTGTATTCTTCACTTACTGTTTTGATTTAAAAGATGGTGTAACTATGGAAGATTTCAATCCGCCTAAATTTCCAATTTGTGGACAAGATGCTTCAATCGAAGTTTCAATTCCAAGAGGTTCAAAAGTTCCCGATATGCCAATTAAAGTAAACGTAAAGATTGATACATTGGAAGAATTAAATGATTACTTAGTACTTCATATTGACTATATCACTGGTGCAATTTTGCCAAATGGTGAAACTTCTGGTGAATTGAAAATCAAGATTATTGATGCAGTTACACAGAATAAATCTGTAATTCTCGATAAGACTGATACAATCAAAACATATCAAGAAGAGCTTCTAATACCACCTGGTTCAGGATATATTGGCAATATTAAGTATACTGATGATGGAAAAGATACACTTATTTGGACATTCGAAGATCCAAGTGGCTTATTTGATGTAAAAGATGGCATAATTACAACAAATTATGTTTTCGATTATGAAACAGAAGACACAATTTACGTAATTACGGTCAAAGTTATCGATGGTGAGTTTGCAGATAGTGCAAATTATACAATTAAGATAACAAATATTGATGAACCTATTACTGTTACTGGAAAAGTTGAACATGTAGATGAAAACGTTGAACTTGGAACAATTGTAGGTGCAATAATTGGTAAAGATGCAGATAGTACAGACGTAACTTACACTATCAATATTACTTCTTTCAAGATTGACCCAATTACAGGCGTAATTACAACGAATACTGCATTGGATTATGAAACAAAGTCTGAATATCCTGTGACTGTAACTGTAAAATCTACTGATGGTTCAAAGAAAGATACAAGTTTCGTAATTTACGTCGATAATGTTAATGAACCTGTGCATGTTCAAGATACTACATGCAGTGTTAAAGAAAACTACACAGGAAAAGTATGTAAAGTTACTGGAACAGATGAAGATAAAACTCCTGTTAAGTACACAATTACTGACACTACAAATTATTCAATTGACTCAACTGGCATAATTACAATTAAGAACCCACTTGACTTTGAAAAGAAGACAAAAGATACAGTTAAAGTGATTGTTACTGATGGTACATTTTATGATACTGCAACTGTTGTTATTCGTGTGTTAGATGAACCTGAAACTGTTAAAATTACAGAATGGGATAAAAACCCACCGCCTGATACAGTAAAGACTAATGATCCTGACCATGAATATAAGTGGAATATTTGTGAAGGTGACAGTTGTACTACTAGTTTTGACAATCCAATTATTCACAAAGATACAGTAATCAAAGTATGTAATGCTAAGAAGACTGTTTGTGATTCTATCGTAGTTCTATTTAATGATGCACCTCCTGTAGTTACATTGAAGAATACAAAGTCTACAGATGCACTAATTGACTATATCACGATTGAAGAACAAAAAGATGATAAGATTTACGTTAACAAGAAGAATAATGAACTACTTGTTACAGTCAGAGATACAATTCATAAGACTGAAAAGAAATTTCCAATTGAAGTAAAACTTGATACAGTTCATATAAGCTCAAAGAATGTAGTAGAATACAACTATTTGATTGATGAAATTATGGCAACTGTTACTCCAATTGGTGGTGGACTTGCTGAAGTTAAAGAAGTTGTAAAAGTTGATGGTAGAGAAGTTACTTTGACTAAGATTGTTAAAGCAAAGACTATGAAAGAAGTTGATACTACTCAAACTGTCACTTATACAATTAAGCAAGATGGAAACGAAATAACAATTTCTTACAAGACTGATAATTTAACAGGTCAACGTATCGGTGATTATAAAGTTTCTTATAACATTGATTCTTGCACAACAGTTTCTTACTACTTAAATGATGATAAGAAAATTGCAAAGAATAAAGAAGGAAACATTGCATATACTATTAACTACGAATATACTGACGATTTTGGAAACAAAGCATCTTCTAAAGTTGACATTATTTTCGATGATATTCCTCCAAAGGTTGAAATTTTGACACCTAACGAAATGGAAAATTTCAATACGAATGCGATTGCAGTCAAATGGACAGTCAATGAAGAAACTCAAGATACTTTGACATTGCAACGTCTTGAAAAAGGTTTCAACTATATTATACGCCGATATGTGGATAAGGCAGGCAACGTTGCTGCTGATACTGTCAGAGTCTTAATGAAGTCAGCAAAGGATATAGCAATCGAAATTGTCAATCCTGTAACAGAAGTAAATCAGGATAAAGTTGATAGCTTCTATTCTGAAGACAACAAGTACAACGATAAAAAACCTTACACAATTACTACTCTGAAAAGTGATGACAAACCAGACCCAGTCGGTATCGGATTTAAGATTGACATTGCACTTCCATCTATATCAGCAACAGGAAATGTATCTACATTATCAGATATAATAAAAAATGATAAAATACCTGTTGATGAAAAAGGTAATGTAGTTGGTGCATCTAATCTTGGTATATCAGTAGAAGAATATATAAATGAAAACTGTACTGATGATTTTAGACAAGATTATCATAAAAATGGAACGAATATACCATTATACAGTGTTAAATACAATTTGCATTTATGGATATATACTTCAAACGCAAATTATGTAAATGATTTTGAAATTAACTATGATATAGATTCTAAAACGGAAGCAAATGCAGCTAGTATAGCAAATTTTGTAATAGATTGGTTACCAGAAAAAGATGGTAATGTTAAAGCTAACAATCAACATTCGCTCGGAACTGGAGCATATTTAGTTAAATTATATAGCAAATCAACTGCTATATGTAGATGTGGTTTTAAAAACCAAAAAGCCGGTGATAAGATTACCAAAAAAGAATATAATCTTAAATCATTTGGATATAAAAGACCTAACAAATAAGTGAAAACTAAATGTTCATAAATATATTTGTAACTTGTTAAAGGTGAAATATATTATGAACTTTAATTTTTTAAATCCGTTTTCTGATAAATTTTTAGCCAAAGAACCTGAACAATCTTACATTCAACAGGTTCAAGCTGCTCAAAATAGTATAGGTAGAGACGAAGATGGCATTAACTGGAATGCTCTTCTTCCTACTCGCACAAATGGATTCTACGATCCAACTAATCCTTGTGATAGTAACGGTATTCTTTTCGATGCTGTTTTTGCTACAAAATCTCAAAGAATTTCATTCTATCGTTCAATGGCTTTGTACCCATTGGTTACAAAAGCTTTGATTACGATGTCAAATGAAGTTGTTAATGAAGATTGTCATGGTAATCTTTTAAAATTCGGCATTAAAGACGCTTTCAGTAAGAACTTTAAGCGTACTGAATTGATTTCACTTGAAGATGAATTCAATTACGTCGTAAATACGGTTATTAAGCGTGATGATTTGTGGACTTTGTTCTATCGTTGGTTAGTTGATGCTGAACAATTCTGGGAACTTTGTGCAAATGATGAAGGTGATAGATTGCTCGGTATTAAAGTTTTGCCAGCTTTCTGCTCATTGGTAATTTACGATGAAGGTTTAGCAACTGGCTACATGCAAGATCCTCGTTTGATTGATATTCAAACAAGAGATCAGCCAAAAGTCTTTACACTTGACCAAGTCGCTTATGCAAGTTATGGTAACTGGGCATCTAATAGAAATGATGTTCGTGGTATGCTTGAACCAGCAATTCGTCATTTGAACCAATTGCGTTCTATTGAAGATGCATTAACCGTTTATCGTATAACACGTGCACCTGAAAAGAGAATTTTTAAGATTTACACAGGTGCATTACCACCTAGTCGTGTTCCTAGTTACATGCACGAAATGAAAGGTCAATATCGTAAGTCTTTGTCTCTTGACCCTGCTACTGGTGCAATTAACTCTTCTAAGAATGTTCAAGCATTAACAGAAGACTACTGGTTTAGCGTTGGTGATGCAGGTCATGGCTCTTCAGTTGAACCTTATAAGGCATCTACTGAATTTAATGGTCAGATTGAAGATTTGAAGGTATTCCAAAAGATGGTAATGGATGCAATTCACTTCCCATCTCATAGATGGCATGATGACTTGGCAGGTGCTGGTAGTTCTGCACAATATTCTCAAAATGCTGAAACTTCTCTTTCTGAAATTGAATTTCAAAAGGAATGTAGAAGACTTGGTGATAGATTTACAAGAGGTTTGATTGTTCATACATTCATTCAACACTTGCGTCTACGTGGATTTAATGCTAAGTTTTTGAATAAGGACATTTACAACATTAAGTTCAATTACGCTTCTGATTTCGAAAAGATTAAAGCTATCGGAATGGCAGAAAAGCTTGCAAGCCAAATAACATCATTTAAAGAGTTAATGCCTTCTCTTGCAAATTCTAAGCCAACTTCTGAAGAACTAGCTCCAATCTTCTCGAAATATTACGTTATGCACAAACTTCTTGGTATGTCTGATGAAGATTATGCATTGAACGAAGAATGGTTGAAGAAGGAAAAAGAAGTTATCATCGATGCAGCAAAACAATCTGCAGACGAAGGTGGAGAAGTAGAAACTGATGACGAAGACTTCGCATTTTAGTAAAACTTTAAATTCAAAATAACGAAGATTTATTATATTTCTATATAATAAACGTTAAAGGTATTACTATATGGCAGAATATGTTAAAAATGCAGAACTACGTGAGCTCATTCTAGAGTACAATAAGACTAACATGGAAGACGATGGTTCTTGGCTAAATGCTTACAAGACGCGAATAACAAAGAAGTTCGAAACTGGTAAGCTTAAGAAAGAAAAATACGATTTAGCAATCAATTTTGTTAATATTCGTATTGCGAATAATGCTGCAAAATTTGCGCATTATGAAAGCTTATCAACAGAAGAAAAGAAACTTTATGATTTGAAATTCAAAAATCTTCGTGATGATTTGTGGCTAAAGTTCATGAAAATCGCTCAAGGACGTATCGCTTCTATGCGGTTTGCATAAGCAATATGCTGAATACATTTCAGATTTAGCAATTGATGCAGTCATGACGATTTTCACATACATTAATCGTTATGACGAATCAAGAAATACTTCAACGTTCGCTTTTGTTACTCAATTGGCATACAATAGTATTGTTGCAAGTCTTAGAAACATCAATTTGACTAATAAGACAATGATCACCGGTTTGGATTTCTTCGATAATATAAATACCATAGATAATCCTACTGCAGCATTTACTGCAACAAACAAATTTTTTAGTCAGTTAGAAGAATGATTTTTTCGCAATACGTACAAAATGAACAATTCAAAACTGAAAGTGCTACTAATACAGTACTTTTAGAAACTAAGTCTAACTTAGAAAGTATCGATATTATTGTCGATAAAGTTAATCCTGATGTGATGACTGGTAGAGTTATTCAAGGTGTAGTGTATTGCATTTATAAGAAAAAGTTCATCAATTTAACTGAATTAGCTAATCAGACTAGAGCACTGTATATTAACAAAGGTTATGGCATTGTTGGATATGCAAAATTGCAACCAAAAGATTTTGTCAAATATGCAACTGCCAAAACCATTCTTAAACGTTTATTTGATAACGAACTTTATAAAGTAGAAATAGACGCCCAAAAAGCTGCTAATTACTTCTTAGTCGAAGAATACGTTCAATTATAACATCATATATACTTTATATGAGGTTATAATTATGAAGATAGCAGGTTGTGATTTGAGCATAAATAGTTCTCGGTGTCGTAATTGAAGAACTCGATGATGAGTATAACATTCGAAGTATCGAATATCACGGATTTACAAGCAAAAGAAAACTTGAAAGTTCACAAATTCTTTATTATAATAATAAAGATTACAACACAGATTACGCGAAATATCAATGGATGTGTGATAACATCGTAAACTGGTGTAAAGATTGCGAATATATTGCAATTGAAGATTACGCTTATGGTAAAAGTGGAGCAATGGGCTTGATTTTTAACGTAGCAGAATTTTCAGGTAACGTCAAAATTTCTTTATTTAACGCAGGTAAAAACTTACGTACTTACAGCATTAATCAAATTAAGAAATTCTTTACAGCCTTTGGATTAAGCGATAAAATTAGCATGTATCAAGCTTGGGAAAAGCTGACAACGACTAAACCAGATTTGTCATGCTTACCTGAAGTTGACAATGGAAAAGGCGTATCTCCAACAAGCGATATAGTTGATGCTTTCGCTGTTTGTGAATATCTACGCACTGAACTAACATTGCGTGCTGGTATAATTCAATTGAAAGATTTACCAAAGTACAAAATTGAATGTTTCAATGCAATAACGCGTGAACATCCTGAAGGCTTGCTTGTAGCTCCATTTATACACAAATGAACTAATCAACTGCTAAACTGCAATGCATAAAAGATAATAATGTGCGTTTATTAAGCAGAATGATTTAAAAGAAGTTTTTGAATATGTTAAAACACTATATGGTAACGACTATATCAAAACATACGAAAATCGCAAATGTAAATTAAAAAGAAATTATTATAATTTTAATACATTTATAAAACTGTGAGATTATTATGCAAGAAAATGAAAATGCTTTACTAATTAAAATAAAATACAAAGACGAAACTATTCCTCGTTTAAAAAAGCTTGAAAAAGGCGATTGGATTGATTTGGCTGCTGCTGAAGATGTAGTAATCAAGCCAATGTCATTCAAGTTAATCGATCTTGGAATAGCTATGAAGCTTCCTAAAGGATATGAAGCTCATATCGTTCCACGTTCATCTACATTTAAGAATTGGCATATTATTCAGACTAACCACATGGGTGTTATTGATAACTCTTATAGTGGTCCTGAAGATTGGTGGAAATTTCCAGCATTTAATTTGTCAACTACAGAAGCTACTTTAATTAAGAAGGGTGAACGTATTTGTCAATTTAGAATTGAAACGCAACAACCAGACGTATTATTTGATGAGTTAAACTTTCAAGAAGGAGTAAATCGCGGTGGATTCGGAAGTACAGGCAAAGAATAAGCTATCAGTATACGAATTCAACATCAAGGTATATACCTTGATGTGTAATGCATATTCGTCAATTAAAGGCTCAAACGTTGATGATGCAAAGAGACAACTCAATAACATCATCAACGAACTAGATGAGTACTATAAATAATATATGCAATGGACATCTGAGATACTAAATAAGCGTGTTAAAATCTATAACAGAATTTACTTTAACAACGAAATTGAAAAACCAATTTACGTTCGTTGGTCTAGACATTTGTACAATTCTGATAGTGGTACTAACGCATATTGCAAAACTTTAGATGATTATCACTTAATCATGCTAAATGTATCTCATAGTAATGTTTCTGATGAAATGATGCGTGGTATTCTTGTTCATGAAATGATTCATGCTTGGCAAGACGAACATGATCCGCATTGTAATGATGAATGGAATAAATACAAAGGTCATGGACCAAGTTTCATTCAGAAATGCAAAGAATTGAATTCAAAATTCAAGTTCACATATCCGCTAATGCGCTATGCTGAAGATAAACAACAATTCAATTTGAAGAAACAAAATAAAGATGTCTATTTTGTCTATAAAATGACTACTAGCATAGTAGCACCAGGCGTTAAATATCCAATTGGCGTTTTCATTAAGTTCTTATATCGAGAAGAAATTGTGAATTTGACAAATAAGGGACTTTCTGTTAAATACTATCCTATTGCAAAATTCACTGATAAAGCCGAGTATACGAATCTTAAAAACAAATATGTTACTCAAACTGATGTGCCAACTACTTATTCGCGTATAAAAGGCTGTAAATCGGCTGATGAATTCTTTAGCTACGCTAAAGATAATGTCGGTCTATATCGCGTGTTTACTGATGATGACTTTAACTATGCGGATGGTTTGGAAATAGAACTTTAATTTACACATTTTAAAATTTTTTATTATACTTTCAATATACATTTTATTATTAACTTGTTCCATTTAACATTAGGAAATTGATAATGTATACTTACAAAGACAAGATGAATATTATAGCAAATTTCAATGCAAAAAACAAGACTTGCTATCAATATGATGTTAAGACAGATACAGTTATTGAGGAATTTAATCGTAAGTCATTTCCGCTAACATTTGATCGTTGGTCAAACACTGTATTGATAAAGAATTCGCATAATGACCGAAGAAGAATATAAAGCTGAGTGGTTACTCGGTTGTCACCAAACAGACTATAATAACTGTAGATTTGCAGATGACAAAGTCCAATATTGCAAAGATTGGATTGAGAAACACTGTAAACGTAACGGTTATTATATCAGTAATTTGAGCAGAATTATATGCGAACAAAAAATAAAAATAGCAACTGACTCAAATTACCGAGAATTGTGTGCAGATTGGTCTGATAAAATTAAAGCTAATGAAAAATTAGCAGAATTTGACATGGCAAAATTGAGAATACCTTCGTATCATTGCAAATATGATAGCTTGCGCGTACAAGATCTCATGAATTTAGATCAATCACAGCCATACATAGTCAAGTGTAATCATGGTTCAGGTTGGAACAGACAAAAGACAGAGACAAACTCTGTTAATTACATACACCGCGATATTGCAGAATGGCAGAATTTAAATTATGCGTATGTTGCGGGATATGAGGCCCAGTATGAAAACATTACGCCAGGCTACTTGATTCAACCACTTCTTTGTGATAAACCAATAGACTACGGTTTTTGGTACATAAAGGGCGAATTGCAAGCTATTAGTCTAACAAAGAAATTTGGAAAGAACTTAGAAGAATATCTTGCATTCGTCAAACCTGATTGCACTGCTAGTAGTTGGTGCGTTGGCATAAAGCCTGAGATGGGGAACTTGCCTTCGAAGTTTCAGTATATTGTCACGTGTTTACGTGAATATACTGAACAACTAGCAAAACCATTCGACTTTGTCAGAGTTGATATGATGTATGTTAATCGTCAACCATATTTTGGTGAGATGACATTCACTCCATGTGCAGGTAGAGTAGAAATAATTGGAAGATAAAGTGTACAGTAATTTGTACACTTTATTATATTTTTATTGTACAGCACTAACAAAGGAGCCACATCATGAAAAAGCTGTTAATTCTCATTTCTCTTCTTACTGGTATTGTTTTTGCTGGTGAGTGTGAACGTCTTTACAGAGAATTTGTAAAGAGAGTTCCTGGTCAAGATGTTACTATTTGCAGAGTTAATGTTGAAGGACGTACTGATGTAGTTGGTATGTATTTCAAAATGAATAAGCAGCAAACTGTATTGCTTTATGGAAGTAATTATGATACGATGATGTATGCAGGTGATGATCCGTATGTTGCTAATGCACATTGCATTAAAAATGGTCAATACAGAATTCTTACTCGATATATGACTGGTTCGCAAATTGCAGAAAAAATACTACGCTTTAAAGCTTGCGAAGATGAATTTGTAATAAAACATGATCAAAAACGAAATGATCATTGGGTTATGACAAACTAATTATAAATATCTACGAAAATACACTTTCAAATGTATTTTCGTTTATTATATTTAAATTGATTTTGATTTTATAGGAGTTAAATATGTCTAAAATGTTGCAGTTTGATACAAACGCAAGAGACTCGATTATGAAAGGCGTTAATAAGCTTGCTAATGCAGTTAAAGTAACGCTTGGTCCTGCTGGACGAAATGTAATGATTTCCACTAATATGGGTGCACCAATTGTAACAAAGGATGGTGTTACTGTAGCAAGAGCTATTGATTTGACAGACCCATATGAAAATCAAGGTGCACAAATGGCAAAGTCTGTTGCAGCTAAAACTAATGATATTGCTGGTGATGGTACAACTACTGCTACTGTTCTTGCGCAGGCTATTGCAAAAGAAGGTTTGAAAGTTGTTGCTGCTGGTGCAAATCCAATGGATGTTAAGCGTGGTATTGACATCACTGTAGAAAAGATTATTGAAACAATCGATAAGATTGCAATCCCTGTTGAAGATAAAGAAAAGATTAAGCAAGTCGCTACAATTTCTGCGAATAGTGATTCTGAAATTGGTAACTTGATTGCTGATGCACTTGAACAAGTTGGTATTGAAGGTGTTATTACAGTCGAAGAAGGAAAGTCAGCTGATACTACTTTGACAATTGTTAAGGGTATGCAGTTTGATAATGGTTTGGTATCGCCTTACTTCACACCAAACAATCAGCCTATTACACTTGAAGATGCATACGTTCTTTTGTATAATCAGAAGATTACTGCTATGAAGGATTTGATTCCTCTTCTTGAACAAGTCGCAAGAACAAACAAGCCACTTCTAATTCTATGTGATGACTTGGAAGGTGAAGCACTTGCTACTCTATTAATTAACAAAGCACGTGGTACTTTGAATGCAATTGCAGTTAAGGCACCTGAATATGGCGAACAACGTAAGCGTATGCTTGAAGATATTGGTGTTTTGACTAATGGTCAGCTTATTTGTGATGACTTTGGTGTAACACTTGATGAAGTTTCAATTGATATGCTTGGTCAGGCAAAGTCTGTTACAGTTGATACAGCTTCTACTTTGATTGTCGGCTACGATAATGATGAAACTAAGAATGCAGTTGCACAGCGTGCAGATGAAATTCGTACAGAAATTGCTAAGACTACTTCTGAATATGAAGTTGAAAATCTTAAGAATCGTTTGGCAAAGCTAGTTGGTGGTGTTGCAGTTATTTCTGTAGGTGCAGTAACTGAAGTCGAAATGAAAGAAAAGAAATATCGTATCGATGATGCTGTTAATGCAACTAAGGCTGCTGTTGCAGAAGGAATTGTTCCAGGTGGTGGTACTGCTTTAATTAGAGCATCAGTTATTGCTCAGGAAAATACATATGTTGCTGGTACAGATGTTCTTGCAGGTTATAATATTGTTATGCGTGCAATTGAAGAACCTCTACGTCAGATTGTTACAAATGCTGGTCTTGAAGGATCTGTAATTTGCAACAAGGTTAAGCTTGAAACTGGTAACGTTGGTTACAATGCTAAGACTGATATTTTCGAAGATTTGGTTAAAGCAGGCGTTATTGATCCAGCCAAGGTAACTAAGACTGCATTGCGCAATGCTGCTTCTATTGCTTCTATGATTTTGACAACAGATTGTGTCATTGTCGAAAAGCCAGAAGAACATAAGTGCGAATGCAATGCACAGGCACCTATGGGCATGTCAGGCATAATGTAATTTATCAAATTTCAAAATTGAAAAGTCGAGTTGCAAAACTCGACTTTTTTATTATATTATCATTATAAACATTTTGGAGTAAAAATGAGAAATTACGAACAAGTATTAAAAATTCTTGACTTGCGTAAAGAAATTGTAACTTTTACAGAGTTTAAAGAGACTGTTTTGGCTGTACTGTCTGATATTAAAGAATGCGCAGTAGAAGGCATTGACAATGCAAAAGAATGGATTGTAAATGCAGTTAACAAAGCAAACGAAAACAAATAAGGTAAAGTATGAAGTATTTGAACACTAAAAAGCCAGTAACTTGTTATTTAGCATCTCGGTTGGTTTAATGATTTTCAAGAAGAATGTCGTCAAGATATTTTGCAAGCGTTAGAAGAAACTGAAATTTCTTACTTTAGTCCAAAAGACGAAGTGCTTGTAAATCCAAATTCGACTGAAGAAGAACAAAAGAAAGCATTTGATGCAGATATCGGATTTATTTTTAATTGCGATTTTGTAATTGTTAATACTGCAGGTAAAGATCTTGGCACAATTTTTGAAGCAGGATTTTCGTATGCGTATAAGAAGCCGATCATCTATTATTTTAAAGCGCCTGATGGTGTAAATTTCAATTTGATGTTAGCTCATTCTGGTGCTGCAGTTGCAAAGAATAAGCAACAATTGATTGACATTCTAAATCAATTGAAGAACAACGAGTTTGATTTTTCTAAACTTGAAAAGTATAAAGGCAATATCGAATAATGAAGTTGTATAATAATGAGCAAGTAGTAATTAGTTTGACTTCTTGGTTAAAGCGAATTGATAATGTTCACAAAACAATTCAATCGCTTTTACAATGGTGTGGATATTGTCATATTGTATTAGTTCTTTCAACTGACGAATTTCCAAGACAAGAAAAAGAATTGCCACAAGAATTGATTAAATTGATTGATGGTGATTTTATAGAGTTACTATGGGTTAAACGAAATTACAAAGCCTATAAAAAATATTTCTTTACGGCAATGAAATATCCGGAAGCAATTGTAGTAACTGCAGATGATGATAGTATCTATACGTCTGACTTTGTTGGTGAATTGCATTCACATTGGAATAAAAATAAAAACGGAATTGTTACATTTAGAAGTACAATTCCGTCTATGAAACGTGAATATAAGACTACTTGTTTACAATATGGTGTAGCAACACTTTATCCACCTAACTATTATAATGATGTTGGTTTGAAGTTAATTACAGACGAAACTGTTTTCAATCAAATTGCAGAAAATTCGTTTGATGACAATTTTCATTCAGCATTGAGAGTCGTTCTAAATAAAACAGACTATACAATTATTGACAAGTGTCATAAATCTGTATGGCATCCACATGATGAAGTCGGTGCAGTTACTGCAAGAAGAGATTTAACAAAGATGGATCCTAATTCTGACGAATTTAAACAGATTATTGCTGAAATTGATGAACAAAATTTTAGAAAGACTGAAACATTAGAAAACATTATTAGAGCAAATATCGAAAGAGTATAAGGAGTAACAAATGAAATACGATATGATTTGTATTGAAGGAATTGATAAAACTTGTAAAGATCTTGTTGGTTACATTATGTGTAAGTTGTGTAATTACAAGTACATTTTCATTGGACGTGGTTTGATTTCAATGATGGCATATTCAAAGCTGTATAATCGTCCTTATGCGTTTAATCCTGAAAACGCAAAGAACATTATCTTTATCAATTTGAATACTGAAAAACTTGATTGGATTGCAAGATGTGAAAAATCTGATGAAAAGCCAATTAACTTTGAAGAAAACGTTAAAGCTTTTAGAGATGCAATTGATGAATTAAAAGAAAAACTTGGTGATGATTTCAAACTCATCGAATTTAACGTTTCTCATCAGTCTTTATATGACATTGCACAAGAAGCTTTGAAATATGTAGAAAAATTAAATAATGACGCAGTCTAAAAAATTTATTATACTTTAATCTAGAGGAAATTAAAATGCTAAATCAAAATTTAAAAGATTATTTGTTAGACATTGATAACTTAAGAAGTATTACTAGATTTCAGACTGCACCTAGAAATGCAAGAGAAACAGTTGCAGAACATTCATTTTATGTAGCAGCAATTGTTCTTAAATTGCATGACTATTTTGATTTTAATCTTGAACAAGCTTTAGTAACTGCTTTGATGCATGATTATGCAGAAGTTTATATTTCAGATGTACCACATTCTATCAAAGTTGCAAATCCAAAAATTTCAATTGAATTAGAAGCTGTAGAAACAAAAATTAACATTGATAAGTTATCAACTGAAATTGCACAAAACATTGCAGATTTCAACAATTGTACAACAGCAGAAGGTTGTATAGTAGCTTTAGCAGATACTTTGTCAGTACTCATGTATTCACGCTATGAAGTTAAGTTAGGAAATAAAGAATATATGCGTGAAGTTTATCATAAGACGTTTAGACGAGTTACTGCTGTATTGACAAAAGCTTCTAAATATTTTAAGAAAAATGTTACTATGATCGACATGATTAACTTGATTGATGATTTTTCACAAAGTAAAATAAAGGACAATTAATGAAACTTGACAATATTTCTAAAGGTTATGAAGACATCAAAGTGTCAGTAATTAATTATAACATGAACATTGCAAAGCATGCATGGGATTGTTATAAGATGACTTGGACATCTTTACAAGATGTCGAGTATGACCCAACTGACGCAAGAGTAGTAGAAGCAGTGAACAACATTATTCGTTTTAGAGCATTGCCAATGCCAAGAGAACAAGCAATTTTGACATTCAAAATTGAAAATGTATCTCGAGTAATGTTAGCTCAAATTACTCGTCAAAGTAAAGCAAGATTCAATGTAGAATCACAAATGCCACTTCCTGTAGAACATAATGTGATTTTGCCTTTGAATATTGCAGAAGATCCAGATTTAAAGGATGATGCAAAGTCTTTGATTGAACTTTCTCAAAAAGTTTATGACAAGTGTATTGCAAATGGTATTCCTCCTCAGGATGCAAGATATTTGTTGATGCATGGTCAAACTACTTCATTAGCATACGTTGTAAATGTAAATGATTTCTGTTCAGCATTTGCATTTAGATGTGAAAATAACTTATCTGATGAAATTAACCTTGTTTATCGTTTGGCAAAGAAAGCAATTCTTGACAAAGTTAAGCAAGATTACTTGGATGGTACTATCGATGCATTGACTTATAATTTCTATACTGAAATTATTAGTCCAGCAGACTGTGCAGGTGCAGCTCGTAAAGTTGGTCAAAATTATGATAAAGTGTTTGGTAATAGCTTTGCACGTTATCCAGCAGCAAATGCAGAAGTTCAAAAGATTACAGATGAATGTGATTATGACTTTAAGAAATCTGCATGGTATGCTGAATTAAAGCGAATGAATAAGGACTTGTTGTTCGATGGTGAACAAGAAATGATTGACTCTTGGTCAAATTAAAATAGCATAGGCACGATCAAAAGAAAGCTGACGCATTTGCGTCAGCTTTTGTCGTATATAAATATAAAAAAGAGAACGTATGGCGACTAATATAGAAGAACACGATTGGACACAACCTTATTACAATCCTGCTGAACATGGATGGTTTAAAGCAGATGTAGGTGGCGAAGAAAATAACTATGGTTATCCTAGCGATTATTTCTTTGCTGATACAATGAGAGCAATTTCTACAGCATTCGGTAAGAAGTTTAGCAATATGGTCATTATTCGTGAAGACGAAAAAGGCTATCCAAGAAAGCATATTGAAGTTCCTATTAAGTTTGGTCCACGTTCAAAAGCACATGATTATAGAACTGAATTAGAAGCTGGTCAAATTGACGAAAACGGTGTAGTCGAACCGAAGTATTATATTCAGAATCCTTGTATGACATGGAAATTTACAAATGGTTCTTATGATGGTTCACGTCAAACAAGCTCAAATGAAATTCGTGCATTTTATGACAAATACTTCATGTCGAGAGGCATTGAAATGTCGACATGTGATTTGTTCTGGAAAGATACGATGGTTATTCCAGTTAACATTGGAATTCAGTTAAAATGTTATGCAGATAAAGATGCAGACTTGAATCGTATGTTTGAAATGATTATGCGTAAAACAAAGGATTCTGCTATGTTCTTATACGTAAAAGAATTCTGGTTTATGAATATTCGTAGAGATATTAAGGTCAAACTAACAGGTTTCAGTTTCGATTATGGTAAAGACGATATGGGAGCAGAAGATAAACGTGAAGTTTCAG